ATTGCCTCTCCTGCCCTGTTATACGAAGCCACCCAGCCCGCTTGTGCGTTTGGCGTCGTGAAAAGGCTTTCAGGCAGGCGCATACCATCCTTGTGCGTCATGTAGTCCCGGATCACTGCGGCGGCGTTATCGTTCCATGCGACCGCACCCGTGACCGGGTTTTTGACGAGAGACGTGCGAGCCACCACGCGGTAGTTCGTGTTCACACCGTTCGGGAAGAGGCTTAGATAATACTCGTCACCGACTGCATATTGGCAGGCGAGCAACGATGCTATTCCGTCGCCACGGTGCGCAGCCGTCCACTGAGGGAACTTCGATGTCAATTCGCTGTATGCCGTCTCGACAGGCGCACCGAGGCGCGACTGAATGCGCAAGAGCGGATTTCCCGTCGTTCCTTCGCGCCATTTGCTCGGCGGCGTCGGTGAGCCATCCGGCAGCAAATCAATCTTCTGATCATCAAGCCAGTATTCTTCAATGGCATCGAATGGGCCTTGCCCCAAGGCAAGAACCTTGAAAAAGCCGCCGCTCTGGGTTTCAGCGAATATCCAGGCTCCGGAAGTTTTCACGCGGCCATAGTGGCGAATGCGGGGCGGCGTAGGCTGGCGAACCTGCTGCTGCACATCTTCCGGCTTGGGCTGCTTCGGGCGAAACAGCGAGGACGCGAGATAGGAAATACCCAGGCCGATAGCCAAGCTGCCAAGCGTCGTACCGGCGGCAAGCGTTATCAGGGCAAGACCTGTCTGCAAGGCGGCGCCAAGCGCTCCAGCGCCCACCACAGACGCAATGATGCCGGAAAGAGCTACTGGCATTTAATTCTCCAAGCTTTCCAGACAGCGGACAGTGGCGCGCCAATCAGCCCATGTTCATCGTGCGAGAACCAGCAATTCCCGGCATGGATTGCCATGCAGAGTTTTTCGTTATGGAAGATCAAACCGACATCGCCGGTCACAGGATCGCCGGTCTTAATGAACCCTTGCGAGCGCATTGCCCGGTTGACCAGCACAGCCAGCCCGCCACGATCTGACAGTACCGATGCAGCCCCGGCAGCATCCGAATATTCCCTGTCTACCCAGGCGAGCGGCGACAGGTCTGTGCAAGACCTGATCCAGCGATCAACGGTCGAAACACAATCAGTCTCTCCCCACCGGAAAGGCTTTTGCGCCTCGGCTGCTACAAACTTGGCAATGTCCATAGGATCAATAATCCGGGTATTTAAAGCTCTTGAAGAGCAATGAACCGATGAACTGACAGAACTTGTCACCGGGCGAACGGCGCTGTTGGTCTCGGTCGGTATAGCGGCCATATGCCGGTCGTGACCGATTGAAGAATGCATTTTCCGCCGTCATGCTGATCGACTGGATAGCGCCCTCTGTTCCTTGCATTTCGGTGCGGCTGATGCGAGGCGGCTGCATGAAACCCCACCAGATAGGCGCGGGACCGCCCAGCGGCTGCCATTCCTCATCGAAAAGCTGTATCGATATCACGACAATACGCTGATCCACCTCATCATTCGCATCCAGCGCCATGGCGAGAAAGTTCAGTGTCGCGTCCGGCAAGCCCGAAAGCTGGAACGTCACGTTCTGCGCGGCAGTTGTCGAGGCCATGCCAATGCCGTCAATCGATCCGTAGCCATACATCGGTTCATAGCGATTGCCGCCGGTTTCCAGCGCCGTATTCCCGTTCCAGACACGCATCGTCTCGGACGCAAAGCGGAACTCAACAAGGAAATCGAGCCGCACCTCATGCTTGGCGAACTCTGCCAGCTGAGCCGTGTTAAAGAACGACATCACACATCCTCGATAAAATTGACGGTCGGGAACGACCACTGCGAAATCAGATCAAGGTCGAGGTCCATTTCGCTATCGGACGCCAGACGCATCCGGCACACTGGATAATCGAACTCCATTTCGCTCCCGGCTGGCGCGGCTTCGCGGGCCGGAGGCCGGAATGTGATGGTCGCCGTGTTCTCGCCAGTCATCTGCACCGTGCGGATGCGGTACATTCGCTCTCCGATTGAGAAATCCATACCCGGCTGCAATTGGCCCGCCGTAATGACCGAGAGATTTGCGGTGGTGCCGCGCAACGGAATGTTGCTGGTCAGCCTGATATCGATTGAACGGGAGCGATACAGCCCGCCATCGCTGAACGGACTAGTATCTGAGTGAGGAACTTCGTCGGCTGCGCCGTTGCCGTCAGGGTCGAAGGGTTGATAAGCGCAGCAACGAGGGACGAGAATAGGACGCAACCGGCCTTCCAGCAGGTTCGCAATAGCCCGAAATGCCAGAACGGAAGGCGACCCACGACGAATAATGATGTCGCTGAACGTCGCCTTCCAGATACCGGCATCCGAAGCTGTCACCTGCGTCAGCCCCGACACACTGGAAGGGCCTGCGAGTGTACGCGGGGCAATATTGAACGGGTCGCGCTTCGGCTTGAGCACCGAACGGGGCCAGAGAATGGTTGCCATTACATTTTTCTCGCTTGTGCGTCTGCTAGCATTGACGGGAAGTTAGATTGGACGGCCTTGGCGCTTTGCTGCACCGAAACCTGAACAATCGCGCCCGATGCGGTCTGAATACGCTGATCGGCGATCTGTGCCATTCGGCCACTGTCATCCCTCAGAACGACGTTGATGGTTTCAGTGCTTCTCGCCTTGTTCACCATCCCTGCACCGCGAGGAAGGACAACTTCACCACGCTGAAGAATGGCTGGAATTTCGCCCGGCTGAAGCCCTGCCACGCCGCCGGTATGGTAGCGCTTTGCACCGGCAAAGACCGAGGGCGAGACAGCGCGTCCATGGTTATAGCCATGCGTTCCGGCCACGCCGCCGCTGTGGAGGATGCCTGGAATGATAGCGCCGCCGAAAAGCCCGCCCTTGCCACCGCCAAATAGCCCACCCCCGCCGCTGAAGATATTGTTCAATGCGATGTCGATAAGCTTGCTGGCGACTTTCTGGAGCGCATTCGCCAGAGCCTCGGACGCGCTCGCACCGTTGCGCAGGTCGTCAATGAAGCCGCCCAGGAGGTCTTTGCCGAGGTTGGCAAACTCTTTCGCCTCCCGGTTCAACTCCTTCTGTTCAAGCTTGTAGGCCCGCGCCGCTTCCTTCATCTGGTCGTAGGCTGACACACGGCTCTGTGCGTAGGCGATCACGTCATCAACGGTCTTGCCGCCGCCGAGGATCGACTGATTGGCCGATATGGCCGACTGTGGCAGAACTTGGCTGACCAACGTGCCGCTCTTCGCAGTCAGAACCGAGATGGCGCCTTTCGGACCGAGGAAGTGGGCAAGCTGAAGCGCAGCTTCATTGACCGATACACCAGCTTGACGAAGGATTGCCGCATTCTCGCGGGCATATGCCTCAATCAGCTTCTTGGAAATCTCCGCATCATTGCGCAGCGCAAGAATTGTCTGATCGGACATGTTCTTGGCGCGATCAGGGAAGTTCTTCTTGAACAGATCGAGCCAGGTGCTTTGGATGAACTGACCAAGGCCGGTTGCGGAGGAAAGTGGGTTCTTCGCATTGGCGCGCCCGCCGCTCTCTGCCTTCACAACATCGCGAACATACTTCGCTACGATATCGTCAAGCTCATCAAAGCTGTCCTTCACTTTCTTGCTGCGGGTTCCCCCTGTGCGTCTTTCTCGCTCTGGGGCGAAGCTTTCCGGGTTGGGTCGCTGACCGGGCGTCGGGATCGTCTGGGCAACTCGAATGCGATCTTGCGCAGCCTGGAAAGCTCGATATGCATCATCACGCTCTTCGCGGCTTGTGGCGTTGCGCAGAGCATCGCTGTATGCCTTTTCGGCCTTCTCCATTTCGGAAAGGGCTGGGATCGCGATGTTGGCAAGCTCTCGCACCGATTTGGTGAAGGCACTGACGTTATCGGCCTGACGCTTTGCCGCAGTGCCAACGCCCGTAATCACGCCTGTTAGCGTTTCGAGTTTGGATTGGACTTCCTCGCCTGCCTTACCGGAGTTGATGATTTCCCGGATAATTGCCTTGATGCTCTCAGGCGTTCCAGTCTGGTTTTCGATATCAATCAGGCGATTTATGAACTTGCGGATATCGGGATCGCCGTTCTTGATGCCATCACGAAGATTAGCGAGAGCGCCCTGAAGTTCCTGAATGGTGTAGGTCGCACCTTCAAACTCACCAGCTGGGATAGAGGAGAGCTGTTCGTTCAGGTCGCTCGCAACGCCTGCAATCGTGTCTTTGTACTCGCGAATGCGTTCCTGAATATCAAATGCCAGTATTTGGCGGCTCTTGGCGTTATACTCCTCCGCACCGGCTGCCGCTTCGCCATAAGCATCTTTGATGCGCCGGATAAGTTCGGAGTGGCCTTTAAGCACTTCCTCCGCGTCCTTGGTGTCGCTACCAAGGCCGGTGAAGTACTGATATGCCGCGCCAGTCAGCCCGATAATGGCGAAGGATGCGAGAGATACCGGATTAAGCACCGATGCAAAGGCACCGCCCAGAAGCTTGACGGCGTTGATGACGCCGCCGCTACCCTGGAATACCTGAGCAACCTGCCCGCCCTGCTGCATCATCACAGTGAATGGCGATGCGCCACCAGAAAGGCTGGTTGCGATGTCGTTCAACTGAAACGACAGGTTCGCAGTTGCTGCCCGCGTGGCTCCAATGGACATAACAGCCTTGTCACTGCCGTCCTTGAACGACTTGGCAACATTGTCGTTTGCCTTCTTGAAACGGTCTTCGACCGACTGTGCTTCCTTGGCCGCACGGCGAGCAATGGCGGCCATTTGCTTTTCGACCTTGGATTGAGAGGCTTCAATGCGGATCAGCAGGGCAGCAGCATCGTCAGCCATGGTTCAATCCTTCCAAGTCGTCATTCAAACCCGGCGATACCGAGTTCGCTCAGAACTTCGTCGCTATAGTCAGGTGCTTTGTCTTCCGCGCCGTTCGCCTTGGCAAAGCCAGTTGCGCAGCAGTTAAATTCCCACAGCGTCATGTCATCGATCTGCCGAGGCGACAGACCGAGAGCGGCCCCAGTCATGTAGAACTGGGACCATCTTGTTTTTCCGTTCGGGAGCGGCGCGCTGCTTTTTCCGTCCCCGCCTTTAACTCCCCCGGCTGATCCGCCTCCTCATCCCACATCAGAAATGAGTGAAGGATTGTCGCCGCCGGAACCGCGAGGCTGTACGGGCTGGCAATCTCAAGCGCTCGGTCGATGGTTCGTTGAGCCTCGCGCTCATCCATACCGCCACCGATGAGGCCAAGCCGGATCGGTTGCAGTACATCGTCAATCTTCCACTGCGATGTCAGAAGGCGCGTGAGGATGACGAAGCACCCGGCATCCGAGCGCTGTTCAAGCGCCCGAAGCTCACCAATGCCGAGACAGAAATCATGCTCACCGGCTGGCCACACAAAGGAACGGGCTGGCCGCATTATGGAGCAACCTTAGCAGTGCGGGTCGGAACGCCGTCGAACTGGATTTCGATATCAGCGCTGACCTTCTGGCCCTTTTCGACAGCATTGTTGAGATTGACTAGGTAAGCAGGCCCGGTTTCATATTCCGTATCTCCAACTGCCGCTTTGACATGCTGGATGCGGATATTCTTAACCAGACCGTTGTACCACCAGTCCATCATCATTTCGTGGCTCTGGGCTGCCCAGATGCCATTTGACGATATGGTTACTTCCGAGGACTGCACAGCGCGCTCGATAGCGGAAGGCAGGCTTTCGTCGTCGCAATCCTGCGGCACTTCCGTGGTTTGCATATTGTGCTGGCGGTTGATGCCGCGCTGGGTAAGTCCGCACACCTTCGTGAACGTTCCCGGCGTATCGGTTTCGACTTCCAGAATGAAATCAGGAAATGCGGCTGTGATCGGCTTGGTAGCCATGTGCTTTCTCCATGCGAAAACGGGCCAGCTACTCGCCAGCCTTAAAAGGGCTTGAGGCCCGGCTTCAGGTGAATGGGCTTATTTCGCCCGGTTATGGCCCTTCAGGGCGCGTTTCTGGTCGCGTGAAGGGCTTTGGACGCGCTCTGCCCAGCCCTTCGATACGCAAAAATCAATGAAATCTTGCGGACGTTCCTGCGGCTCTGGTGACGCCTTCGCGTTGAATGAGAGCCGACTTTGTGGCCGAGACCAATTGCATTCGACCTTGAAGATTGCCCACGACATTAACCAGCCTCCCTCTTGATAGCAGCCCGGATTGAGCGGGTAATCCTCGAACGAACGCGTTGACGCTTGGTGCGCCACGTCACGAAAAAGAATGGGTTGGCAGGCATTTCCTGAGTACCAAATTCCTGCAATCGAGCAAGCTGGAACTGATCGCGCTCGCCGACGCGGGTTTTCTCGTTACCGGCATAAATAACGATCCGCAGAGTGTTATAGGATCGGCCCCCAACTTCACCTACCACCATCGATCCGGCTGGAGCCTCGCCCCATGTCCAACCGATACTATTTGCAAGCTCTCCCGTTTCTCGCGGAACAAGGCGTTTCATCATGTCAACGACTTCTTGCGCGCCCTTTTCCATCGCATCTCTGGCGGCACTCTGGATGGCCTGCGGAATGGTCTTTGTGAGCTTCTTTTCGAGAGCCTTGATACCATCAACCATTTTCGAACTCATCGATCAGGCCAGTGCATTGCACCAGCCCATGGACAGTAATGCCGTCAGGATCGCCCATCACTCGGGCCAGTTCAATATTCACTTCGACCAGATAGCCGTCCGAAAGCTCGCCCTCTTGGTTTCGCAGAGCACTGACAACGGCATCCACTATCTCTTTGCACGGCCATTTCCGACCGTTCTTTCGTGCCCAACAGTCGATTTGCAATGTTTCCTGTCGACTGGCTATGCACTCCGCATCGTCGAGGCGAAAATCTGTCGACCCCAGTGAAATATATGGAAACACCGGCGATGCTGGGGGGCCGTCGTAAATACGGTTGTCGACAAGCCCGGTGACGGTGGTGGACGCGTTGAGCTTGGAAAGAACGAAATCTTGAAACGAGACTGAAACACTCATATCGCCACCCCGCTTTCGACCGTAAACTCCAGATACAGACGATCATCAGTTTCGACGGGACCTGACCTTATATTATAATGGGTGCCGTCCCGCGAGGCGCGCATCCGCCAGCTCGTGTCAATCTGTTGAGCTTGTGTGCAGTTTCTAACGGTAACCACGACAGGTTGCTTGCCTTCCAATCGCGCCGCTTGCACGGTCTCACCGCCTCGCAGAAAGCGGAAATTTGCCCATAACTTCACAGCGTCACCGGGAATCGTCCAACCGGTTTCACCGCCGCCATGCCCGTCTGGAATGGTAGTCGGCGCATCAAACTCGACGCGCCGGTTTAGTTTTCCGGGATTATCCATTATCGATAGATCCTGTAAGGCTGGACGAGAGCGCGAACGGCAAAAGGAAGTTCACTGACGGTCTGTCCGACAGTGAGGCCCTGCCGATTTTCGTACCACTGAGAAACAAGCATCATCACGGCTACCCGGATAGGATCGGGCACGGTGTTGATCCATTCCAATGGATCATCCGGATCCTGCTTGCCGTAACCAGCTCGATATCGAATTTTCACATCGCCCGGATTTCCACGAACATCCGGCAGATTCGAAGCATCATCCGGAAACGGCAATGGTAAAGACTGTTCATCACCGTTCGGGTCAATATAACTGACACTCACGATTTCTATAACTGGTCCGAACGGCAGGCATAGGACAGATTGCGGCCAACCGCAGCCAGCAAACTCAAGAACCTGCACACCTAATGAACGGCCCAGCCATCCGGTTGCCCCGTCAAGCCATGTCGTCGCAGCAGAGATAAGAGTTTCGACATAGGTCTGGTCGCTCTCTTCCTCAATCTTGCCGTGGGTCTGCATTTCCTCCCACGACACGAAGGGCGCAGGCGCTTCGATGACGCTGACACGGTGATCCATTGTCCCTACCCGTTACTTGTCGGATTTGCTTTTCTGAGGCTCGCCAGCCCCGTCCTGCGACTTCGGTGCCGTCAAGGCCTCCAGCGCCTCGCGATCTGCCTTGGCCGCGACCTCCATGTCAGCAATGCGCGCCTCGGTATCTTGCTTGTACTTTTCGTATTCCTTGGAGATCGTTGCCACATCATCTTCCAAGGTTTTGATGCGACTATCGGATTCGAGCTTGATCCTGTCCTTTTCAGACGAGGCCCCGGAAATGGCTATCTTCAGATTGCTGATTTCCGTTTCGGCTTCCGTCCGGAACTGTGTGAGGGCATCTTCTGCCGTCTTTGCCTTGGCATTCGCTGCCTCGATTTCAGCCCTCGCCTTGGCTAACTCGCTTTCCAGATCGCCTTCCGGAGCGGTAGTGGATTTCAATAACAGAGCCTTGGCATCGAGAATGCCCAGTTCGGTGCGATTGCCTGCGGCTCGGATATCGTTAGCCGTCGCCTCAACATATGCGCCGCTTTTGATGAGCTTCTCGGCGGCTGACTTTGCGACATTCTGGAGGATCTGGCCTTTCTGGACGCGACCAAAGTCGCCGAAACTGCCACGGATTGCTTTCAGGTGCATGGAACTTCTCCTTTGGTTCATAGAGCGGGCAGCGCTCACTGCCCGCCTTGATGAGCCAAAAGCTTAAAGCTTACGGCGTTGGCGTGAGCGCAGTCGTGAAATCGCCGGTCACGAGAGCGGCAGATCGCTTGACAGCAAGCGCCAGGCGCTTTTCCGCACGAACAGTGAGCATGTTCTTGACGAAGTTGTCGCGATCTTCGGACGAAATCAGGACTTCCGTGTCCATACGGTCCCAGATTTTCGCAGCCATGCGGAAGGCACCCACAAGGAACTCATCGAGATCCATGGCCTGAGTTCCGATAACAGGACGGCCCCAGAGCTGTGGACCGGCAAGCTGGATGACATTAGCGAAGATGTAACGGTTTTCACCGTCCTTGGTCAGTTCGATGTCAGCCCAGTCCGTCGGGTGCAGGACGATGCCATCAGCAGGATATTCTGCGAGCGATGCCTGAAGGATCGCGAGCCGCAGTATGTCAATCTTGGTCGGATTGACGACGGTTACACCGGGATTGGCATAGGCAGTTGCCTGCGGGACAAGGCCATGAAGATGCTGCCCGGTGCCATCACCCTTGAGAATTTCGGCCTCTTCCACGTAATCGAGACCGTAACGCAGCTCACCGTCAATCTCGCTTTGTAGCTGCGGAATATCGTCCATCGCCTGACGAGAAACAGGAACCCAGTGAGCAATGGTGCGAACCGGCGCATCGTCCTGTTCCCACACGTAGTTGGATTCCGGCTTCTGTGCACCCTCGGCGACAGCAGCCGCATTGTTGGTGCGCGTGACCATCCGCGCATATTCAATCGAGTTGCTTTCGGTGCGCCCGACCGAAAGCAATTGACGAATGGTCATCTGGCGCCGGGGCATACCAACGATTTCAGGATCGCGATCCGGCACAATAAGTGCGCCCGCCGATCCGGTGGCTGAGGTAATGGCATTCTGGACAACAATGCGAACAGCGCCCTTGGCTCCGCTCTTGGTGATGAAGCTTTTCACCTCATCGGATTCCGCCACCATCTGACCAAGCGTCTTGGCGGACTGATCGGCACCGCCACCACGACGCGAAGCGAGCCTCTGCTCGATATCGGTACTCTTGGTTTCGAGCGATTCCAGCCGTTCGGTAAGCTTGTCCTGCGCCGCAGAAAGCCTGCCCTGTGCCATCAGAAGTTCGTCAGCCTTCTGTTTGGTTTCGGCAGTAAGGGTGCCGGATTCCTTCGCCTGCTTCAGAGCCTCTTCAGCAGTCTGCTTGACGCTACTGCCGACGCGCTCAAGTTCCTGTTTCACCTCGCCGAGCAGTTTTTCAATGTTCTGCGATTCATTACGCACAGTACCGATAATACCGGCAGGACGTGCGGCCATGAGTGCCGCCAGTGCAACTGACGGCATGAAATGCTTGGACATGATAGCCTCCTTGGCTGTCCTAAATGGATTTCAGGGATGCGAGGAGGTTTGAAACCTCCGAGATAACGGCAGCGTCCTGCATGCCGGTTGCGGTAGCGCCGGGCATACCGCCTTTCAGAGCTTGGATGAGCTCGCGCCGCTCGGATCGCGGCACGTTCAACCTTGCAAGAAGCGTATCGAGTTTGTGCGCAGCCACCTTCGGACGCTCATCGAGCGATTGTGCTGCGCGGTTTTCGATTTCATCTGCCGACAACAAGCTGTCAGCAAAACCTTTGTCGACGGCATCCGCCCCACCGATCCAAGTTTCACGGTCGAGCATCCCGGCAAGGTCCTTTTCGTCAAGGCCGGTGCGAGCCGCGTAAATGTCGATGGCGGTCATATCGAACGGTTCAAGCCAGTCCGCGATATCGCGCAGCGCGTGACGATCCCCCGCCCCTACGACCCAAGTGTTATGGATCATGATGAAACCGGCGCGAGCGATCTGGACTTCATCCGCTGCCATGGCGATCACCGATGCAGCCGAGGCGGCAATACCGAGAATCTTAACCGTCACTTTCGCGGGATGGTCGCGAAGCAGATTGTAAATCGCCAGCCCCTCGAAATAGTCGCCACCGGGTGAGTTGATCGAGACGGTTACGTCCTTCTTGCCGATGGCGCGCAGTGCGGCAGATACCCGCTTGGATGTGACGCCATTCCCGTACCAGTCCTCGCCAATCGGATCGAGGATGGAAATCGTGTTATCATCCTCGCTGGCAGCTTTCACACCGCTATTCCAGCGATCAAGCGCCGACGGGGCCATTTCCGACCGCAGGCCAGGCCGAGCATTCACCTTGGCGGAAGGCAGGTTACGCATCGTCATTGGAATGCCTTTCTTGGCTCTGCTCTGCCTGTATTCCCAGCCAAGCCCGCATTGCTGCGCGTGCAGCATTGTCATCGTTCGCGGTGCCGAGCTGGTGAAGCGGGGCAAGATTGGTTTGTGCGGTGAGTTCGTCGCCGCCATCTTTTCGCGGCAGGTTCAGTTTCGCCCTGCCCTCATTGCGGGTCATCAGACCGTTCTGGGTCATGGTCGAGAGGAATGCCGCCTTGGACTTGCTGTCCATCTGAAGCAGCGCTTCGCGGTTGAACTCAAAATAGCGACGGCGATTTCCGGTTGGGCGGATAAGCTGCTTTTTCACACGAGCTTCGATGCGATCGCATAGCGGATCGATACCGAGTGTCAGCCAAGTCAACAGGATCTGTTCAACGCCCGATCCCCACATTGTCTGACCTTGCGCCGCGTGTCCGATAATAATCGGTGGCATTCCCCACCAACGGCACATTTCCTCGACGCTGAAGCGGGCATTTTCCAGCATCTGCGCATCGACCGGCGACAACGCCAGACGGTCATATTTCAGACCGGCTTCGAGAACCATGAGCTTGCCAGCATTACGGGAACCGACAAACTTTTCCATGATCGCCTGAAGCTGTTCACGCTGACCCTTGTCGAGCGTCTTGTCAGAAGACAAAACGCCGCTTGCCTGCAGTCCATTTCCGTAAAGCTTGCCGCGCGCCTCATCAAGTGCGATTGCGGATCCGAAAGACTGGGTGCCGAACTGGATTGGCGACAGACCCATGTCGCCGCCGAAACCAAACCCCTTGAGATGGAAAACCTTCTCGCGGGGCAGTATCTCCGATTTGCCGCGATCATTGACGTTATACATCAGCACGCCATCGCTATCGCGAAACGGCGAACAATGTGTGCTGGCGATGGGCTGAAGCGCCACAAGCCGGCTACGGTTTTCAACTTTCTCGGAATAGGCATTCCCGGTCGCTGACATCCAAGCGACCATGGTTTCCCAGTATTCTAGCGCGGTCTGATCTTCGTTCGGTGAATCGCAAATGATGTCCGAAAGATCATCGTCTATGCGAACCCGGTCATCATTTCCGCGCTTCTCATACATCGCAGCAGGTAGACAGGAAACAGCCTGCGCCGTCAGCCTGATACATGCCCATGCGGTGGCGAGCTGCAACACGGAATGAAGGTTGACACTTTTACCGGCATGATTGCCGGTGCCAAAAGCAGCCGCCCAGCCGGAACCGTTTTTCAGCGTGAGCCGACGTTCCTTGGCGATGGTTTCCTCGCGTGTCATATTGGCCGGTAAGCTGGGCTTCCGGTTTCGCGTCTTCTTGCGATTAGCCATTAGACTCCGACCATTACCGGGTTAGAGAGGAAATCATTGAGGTGTCCGCCCGAAGCTTCCGGGTTCCAGCTCATGAGAATTGCGGCATGTATCCCCGCAATCAGCGGGTCAATCTTCGCGATGCCCGCGTTCTGCTTGGTGATCATGTCGGCATTGCCCTTGCGCTCGACCTTGGCATTGCTGACGCACCATTTCATAAGATCGCTGCCATCGTGGCAGATCGAACCGTTCTCAAGCTTTCGCTCAAGCCCATATACTGCGGATGCAAGCCACGAACCCTGCCTCAGCCGAACCATTTCCTTGTCGGTATCAATACCGGCAAGCGCCAGTTCATCGACCAATTCAGCGATATTATTGGGATCGATACCGATGGCACTTTTCTCAGGAAACAGCCCCGAAGACTTGACCCTGCTTATTATGGCAACAATTTCGCGCAGATGCTGGGTCGTGTCCTTGCTGATTGTGAGCGATCCCTCTTTCTCGAAATCGCGCAACCTCTCGGCAATCTCCTTGCGGCGCTCCAGCGCGATAGGATGCGCCCAAGCATGAAACCATGCATACCAACGTCGCGTGACCTTCTCGCGCCCGAATATGGCAAGTCCGAACAAGTCGTCGAGCGAACCACCGTCAGCGCCTGCGGTGCAAACCTCGCAACGCTCCAGAATGAAGTCGAGCGTCACTTTTGGCTGCGAAGCCTGAAGCCAGAAATCTGCCCCGCCCCATCGGTCGCCATGGAGCGCCATACCCACCTGGACATTGAGATGCTGAGAAGCCCAGATGATTTCGGATTCGCTGCCCTTGTGCTGCTCCGCCTCGAAATCGGCCACCATCGTGTCGATATCAAGTGACAGGCCAAGGTTCGGCATGACCAGATGCCAGTTACGCGGGTCGGCCCATGGCTTGTTCTTCTCATCGACCTGCCATTTTTCCGGGAACTCGTACAGGATTGGCAGCATCCGGACATTGCCGGTAATCTTTCCATCCCGCACCCCGCGCGCATATTCCAGCTCGGTTTTGAATGCACCGGCTGGCTGCTCATCGCTCTGTGTGGAAATGATGATGAGCAGACTATCCTTGCGGCGGACAAGTGCGCCCCGGATCTGACGAATGACGCGGCTGGCATAATGGATGGAACCCATAATATGCAGCTCATCAATCAGGACGATGACGGGTTTCGAGCCGGTCATTACCTTCATGTCGAACGTCTTGATCTTGATGAAAGCCTTCGTCACCCGGTCCCGGATGGTCTTTTTATGCTCCATCACGTGGAAGCGCTTCTGTAGAAACCCTTCCTCATCTTCCTCGATCATGCCGACTGCAGCCTGAAAGGCGGTATCGGCAATTTCCTGTGTCGGGCCAACGAACAGAATTTCTGCGCGAGGCGTCTTGTTCGCGAGCAACAGCGTCAGGATGAGTCCACCTGAATAGGTAGTCTTGGAGTTCTTCTTGCCTACGAGCGCGAAAATCTCTGAGACATGGCGGACATTGTCATCATCCACCGAACCCATGACAACGCGGACGATATCCTTGAACCACTGGCCGCACGCATCGCGCAGCAAGGGCTTGTCGTCAACGTCAGGCAAACGCAGTTTGCTGAAAATGCGCTCGCCACGATCTGCCTTTTCCTTGTCTAGCGGCAAATCAGGGATTGGAGATTTGCCAGCCTGAAGGCGCTCAAACCAATCCGGACAAGCAAAATTCCAGCGAGCGCCCGACGAACGAAGCTCATCAAGAGATTTTGTCATTGCAGGATCGTTCCCCACTCACTGTCTTGATGAGCCGTTTGCGCATCGATGTTCGCCTGCTCTTTTTTGCCCGGTCTCTCATCTTCGGTCGCCGACTTCGGTTTCGCTGGCGGAATCGTGAGATTTGCCTTTTCGGTGATATCGAGGATGCGACCCGTCGCAACCGAGTTGCCCTGTCGCATTTTCTGGAGCGTCACCTGCAAAGCCATGGCCTCAATAATGTCCGCGCCCTGTTCAAGCTCGCGGGAAAAATGTTTTCGCAAAGTCTTTTCATCACAACCCAGATGACGGGCGATGCGGGAAACCGTCCAGTTGGCAGCTTTCAGAAGCGCCACAAGCTCTTGGTTTTCTTTACTTTTTGCGAACGATGGTCTGCCCCACCGCTCTTTGATCTGCCCGATAGGAGCGCCGAAGAGGTCGGTTTCCAGCTTTCCATCGTCCGACTTGCCGGAAAAATCACTCATGACAGGAAAAAAACCTCTGCGTGAGGGGGGCGCGGGTCTGGGATGAAGACGGCTTCTGACTTTTGACCCGCCCCCCCCTTTTTGCCGGTTGAGGCACGCCTCGAAACTTCAGGGCTGGGGCTTCCCCACTCCGCGCCGTAGACCGGTTTGATGACCCGTTCCGCGCCCTGCTATCAGGCTTGTGACCCTCGCATCGTCGTAGAGGCGTCATCACCTGCCGGCTATCGTTGTCCCTCGCACCCGGATTGCCGGAGACGGTATGGAGGTAAGCCGGGCCAATACCCGGCGCTGGAAACATCGGCTTCAGCAAAGGCATCCTGTGCCACCGGTTTGCACCGTCATCCGCCTGTCAGCGTATCTTTTCCGCCGTGCCATCACGGTGCCGTGCCGTGCCACCTACTAACGCTCTCCACCTTCAGCCTTGCTTACGGCTTCAACGAGACGCTTTCGCTCAGGGATTCATCACAGGATCCTAATCCCATACACCACGATGATGCAGGCTCGACTGCTCTTGTCGCTGTTTCGCACTGTCGTGGCATGTCTTGCAGATGCAATGCAGGTTGCGCTCATCCCAGAACTTGCGCTCATCACCGCGATGCGGGTCGATGTGGTCGCAAACCAGTTTGGATGTCTGAGCTTCGATGCGTCCGCATCCGGGCATCTGGCAGGTGAACAGATCGCGCTGGAGGATTGACCATCGCAGCCTCTGCCAACGAGCGGTCTTGTACCACTTGCGCCAAGGCGCACCCGCGTCACGTTCGCGCTCAATACGCTGGGTCATTGAAACCCTCATATACAAATGGAAAGAGCGCCACATGGGCGCTCATAAGTGGTGGTGAAATCTGGACATAGCTTGCGCACTGGCCCTGAATCGATATCCGCCTCGCTGGCGGTCAGGGCGGGGTCCGAGCGCGACCACCTCAGGAACTAGTCCCCACGTGTTACCGTGTATTGAGGCTCACTATTCTCTACCGGATCATCCCGTGACAGGATTACGCTCATAAAGGCGCGAGAAATGCAAGTGGCACGATCATGGATGTTGCCTGACCAAACAGCATCAATTCGATTACCGCAACACCCTTGCCTTTCGCGCCGCCTGATATCAGTTCTGCAGTTCTTCCAGCAAATACTCCCTCGCGAATAGAGACCCGCTTGACGCCTACGAACGCCGATTGAGGAACCTCATGATTGAATTCACCTTTATCCGCTTTCTCGTTGAAATCATTAACATGTTTTGCATCGACCAAATATGGCCTGTCGTATCCGCCAAGGACTGCAACAACATGGTCAAAGGTCAGCAAGCCTGCCAATGCATCGTTGATCAACCGACACCGCACCAAGATATAACCGACCATTACCGGCTGGAGTTTTGGTGGAATTTCCTTATGAAAACGACGAAGCTTTGGCCCCATCTTCATGGGGACAACCACTTCAACACCCGACGCCGTCAACGCATCACGCACCGATATTTCGCGTCCTGACATCACCTGAAGGACCAGCCAGGGAGAATCATCACCGGCGCGATTCGCTGCTGCCGCTCTCATTCGAGCCACCCTGCGACGCACTGCGAGCACCTTGTCGATAGCGCAAGCCTGCTCAAATGTCGGTTGTCTGGAGAAAGCATCTGCAATCTGCTTTGCGTCAATTGCCATCATTTTCACCCAATCCCCTCAGCGCTATTTCAAAACCATTCAAACCGTCCGGCCCACCAGCCGGGAAATAAGCCCATTCGGCATTGCCGGGATCAGGGAACCATGGCCAGCCTTGCTGACTGTGGAAATCGGCCCATGCATTCCACTCGTCGCCACCAATCCGAACCTGTACGAGCAGATCCTTGATCGCCTGCAGGCGAGCTGGAACAAGTGCACCGCGCCCACCGGCTGCACGCTCGAAAAGCTCATTCACTACTGGAAAGCCCTGCTTGGCCTGCTTATCGTGCAACAGATATCCCTCGGAATAACGCCCGCTCTCCACCAAGCCACGCTCGATCTGGGTAAGGCCAACAACACGGGTGGGGCCGTTCAGCAAAAGCTCATAGACCCTTGCACCCCACATCTTGCCCAAAGGTGCTGCCTGCGAAGATCCGGTCTGCTCGACCGCCGCCTTGGCTGGAAGCTTTTCCCAGCGTCTTTCGCGTAGATAAACCGCATAGGAGCAAACCAGCTTGCGACCCGTTGCCTTCGCAGCCTCGACGTAACGCGCAGCCTCGTCGACTGCCGATTGACGTTCCTCTGGCGTCAGAGACAGCCAAACTCGGAAAGCCTCAGGCTCGCTATCGGAAATCGCCGTAGGCCAACCATGGAAACCACGCTTGAAAGAACGCTCGACGGATTTCCGGCTTTCCCTTCCATCGTCCTCGCTCTCGCGCGCTCTCTCACCTAATGGTTTATCTAATGGTTCTATTACGGTTTGGGTGACACCGTGACACCCGTCGGCGTCGTCAATGTCACCCGTCGGCGCTTCCGTTGTCACGGGTGACACCGTGACACCCGTGACACCATGACACCCGTCGGTGGCAGGTTTTCCCGCCTGCAAATTGTCCAATACCCGCATATCGAAATCGTACCGTGTGGCCTGCCCCGGTCGCCCACCGCCCTCGGCCACGACAATGAGCAACCCCTCATCGACGAAGTCGCGCAACAAGCGCTGCACGGTTCTCTCGGATAGCTCCGTTTCAAGAGCAAGCCGTCCAACTGTAGGCCATATCCCGCGCCCGTCATCGTCCGCGAAATCTGCCAGACGAATCGCGAGCATCTTGCGGCTGGGAGATCCTAATTGCGCCTTGAACAGGCGCGACATGACAGCGATGCTCATTGTGCTGCCTCCAGATACTCAGCGGCAGGCAAATGCCCCCACTGGTCTGCCATCGCGGCTGCAATACCCGTGAAAAACCGGCTACGCTCGCGCCAACGGTTAGGGCCTTCCGGCATACGATGCACGCGCGCCACTCTGCCCTCAACAATGTCGGTCGCCGTCAGCGGCGGAAGATTGCGCAGCCAGAAGCAGGTACGCTTGACCTCACCATGACCAAATTGCCAAGGCTGGACGCTTTGGGCGGGCGGCGCAAAGTTTGTGATGCGCGCCTTGGCGTGTTTATGCATGACAGGATTTTCGACGCACACGCGGTGAATGGGAGCGTTCCAGAACGTTGAAAACAGTTCCGCCGCCTCATCCAGCTCGCGCCAGATCTGTTCGACCGTCTTGCCGCGCGGGGGTACCGTCAGCCAGCGAACGCCGGAATTGCAAAGCCGCGTGCAGGGCGGATGTGCAACAATCAACAGATCCCAGCCATCGTGGAGCAGATCCCGCGCATCGCCGACAATATGACGGTTTGTCCTGTCCTCAGCAGGTAGAAGATCGCACGACCATGCATCATGTCCAGCGTCGAGGAACGCATTGCGTACGGTGCCGGAAAATTCACACGCCACAAGAACGCGCAGAGGCTTTACCGTGTCGGAATGTATCGTCATTGCCCCACCCTCAGCCACGCCTCAAAATCGGCGCGCAAATCGCTCCACCGATCCGCTGCAGCGGCATCGATATTCAGTTCTTTTCTTGATTTGATCCGCAGGACGGCGCGCAATGCATCTGCGGCAGTATCAGCCGTCAGCGGCCCCTCAGCGCCGTGCCGTTCTTCCAGATAGACCCGGAACGAAGACTGACCGCATTTCATGGCAGCTTCCGCCGCGAAGTCCTTCGAAATACGCCGCTTTTGCTGAACCGGCGCGGCCTTACGTGATGCCGCAATTGCGCGGTCGACAAGCCCCAGCAAAAACCCGACCATATCCGGCGCGTTGACCAGAAAATCGACCTCATCCGGCGTTGCACCGGGATGAAAATTCGCGATTTCGATCAATTCGCCATTACGTGTTTTTGCTTCGACAAACGTGGCTTTCTCAGCGCAGCAAAGCTGCCAGCGCGCGCCGTCGAGTGCCCGATATCTATCTTTGATCTTCCGCAGACGGTCGGCATCAGAGGTCATAACGCCTCCAGCCATTCGATAATGTCGATGCCGCAATTGAGCGCCAGCTGTCGTTCGGCACCCGCCCCCTTGGACGCCCGCCAACCCGGCAGCAAAACTATCGTGTCGGCCTCAAGACAAATAAAGTTGCAATATGACGCGAACGCTTGCCGTATCGGAAAAAGCTCCGGTGGTCCCTTATGGGGATATTCGGCAGGGTTATAGACCCGATGCCCCGCCAAGCGGAGAGCGGCGGCAGCTCTGCGAAAAGCCGGATAATTGAAATCCGGCAATCCCGTCATTGGCCCGGAAAGATAGATGATGCGCGGGCTTCCCAATGTGGCGATAAAACAATTGGAGCACATTACGCGGCCTCCACGTCAGCGGCAGGCGCTTCATATCCCCATACATCCCAGCCGGGACGCTTGCGGCGCGCATTCAGTTCCAGCTTTGGGAGATCCGGATAAAATTTCTCAATCTGCTCGGCGAAATATTCCGGCTTGGCAGAATGCTCGCCCTTCTTTTCGGCATAGACCGTCGGTGGCAGCATTTCCGGCAACGGACATGCCACCTCGCCGCGCCTGCCGATGAGCAAGAGTTCGTGTCGGTCCCTGCCCCAATAGCCGGTGCCGATATCGACCTTGTCCCAGACCCAGTGATGCACATAGGTGAAACCGCAAGCCTGCATGACCCGCAGCGAATCCAGCAACATCGGATTTGTCGCCCAAAGGAACAGTACAGCAGGATGACTACCGCCGATCAGCTCGACCATCAGCGCGATGATTTCGTCGGTAGGCATCGTCGGATAGTGATTTTCGGCGCTCTTTTCGCGCCCCGTCACTTCCGAATGAACCTGATATTTCCACGCCGGATCTGCATAATAGACCGGATAGAGCCGATCCAGCTTTGCGGGTGCCGTCGCCTTGCCGCGCTCGGCGGTCAGTGCCATTTCGGTAAGCCTGACAGCATGACGCACCTTTTGTTGCTGGGCGCGAATGCTCTTGCTCTCGACTTTGATGCGCTTTTCTTCTGCCAGAGCACCCTCGACCCACGCAATTTGCGCAACATCCGACGGCAGAGCCTTGAGGCGATCCAGCGCCACACCATTATCGAGCCGGGTACCGCGCAGCTTGTCGAGCGCCGCCTTGCAGATCTTTTCCCCACGCTCGACATCGCGCCGGATGCTTCGCTCTGGTTTTCCGGTCAGTTCAGCCGTGGCGGCAACGAAACTCTTACGCTCTGCCCGGTCGACCAAGTGGCCAACTTGGCCGCTTGATTTGCGGTCGCCACCGTGCCCTGTTTCCGGATATTTCAGGAGGTAAAGTTCCTTGCGCCGGAAAACGAACATGGCGCGATCCGCTGGCGTCAATTCTGCGCGGGCAAGATTCTCGTCGATCTCCCAAAGCTCGGCATCGAGCGCACTTTCCTTTCGCACAAATGCCGGGATTTCCTCCCAGCCAATAGCAAGCGCAGCCGCCAGCCGGTGGGCACCAGCCGACAGAATGTAAGGCAAAGCGCCCTTGCGTTTGCTGTCGTTTGCCCGGACCGTGATCGGCGTCCGCAAGCCCAGTTCAGCGAACGACGGCTTCAACGCCTCAACTTTCGCCGGATCTACATCACGCAGGCGCTTGCCCGTATCGATATCGGATATCCGGATCATTTCAGGTACTAGCGCGTCCATGTCACCGCCCCGCAAGAAACAAAAAGAAGATGAGAAAAGCCGCGACTGGTGACTCAGCAACCAACGCGGCACAAACGATCAGCGCGACCTCGCGCGGCTGGAAACGGGCGATCATGGACCGATCCGCCGAAGCGGCTCCCTGCCGTGCAACTTGCGAAAATCGTCGCGCAGCTCGGCCAGCGTTTCCCAGCCCATGACCTGCCAGCGTCCATCGACCCGCCTGACGGCAAAACGATTGCCCTTGCGCCGAACCTCGACGCCGAACCCAAGCAGTTCATATTGCGTGGCATCAAAACCGGATCTGACACCGCATTCGAAGCGACGAGGCCCACCGTGTGATGCAATCCATTGATCGACGAGTGCGGAAACAGCAGTCATTTTCCTGCCTCCAAACGCCGCAATACGGCCTCCAAAGCTCGGATCGCCTCGCGCACTTCCTTGGTGATTTCACGCTTTTCACCCGCGTCAATGCGTCCATCTTCCAGCGCCGTAACGATGGACTTCGAAACATCCATCGCCTCGGACATGACCCGATGCGCATCCATTTCCGTGAGGGGCAAACTGTCGGGTGCTTTCATGGCCCCCGATGTTGCCGGGACAAGCTCATATCCGAGCAATCCGGCTGCAGCCTTGATGATCGTCGGCGTTTGCGCGCGCCGGTCGACCTCTACCGCGACATCAATCGGCATGAAGCTGTCGGAATGTTCCTCACCAAACGATGCGTATTTGGAAAGAGTCGACACACCGACACGAGTAAAGGGCACGATGCAGGAAATGCCACCTGACAGCATGTATGCGCCATCGGTAGCAGACTTGAGGGAACGCTGTTCTTGCTCGGAAATTGTGCGCACGGAAACACCCCTGAAAATTTCAAGGAAAAAAGTTCGTCAAAGGATTCGATGAAGTTGGTCAGCCCAGCCGGTACGACTGAGAAATCAGATTAACCAGGTGGCCCACAGGCCGAGGAAACGACCGATGAAGTCATTGAGCCGCACTCCCCAGAACAGAGGAAGCCGGGGCGCGTCCGGCGTCATCCTTACGGCGCGCCCCGGCTGTTACGCCCGATGGGAGGATATCAGGCGATTGGAAACTGGTTGCAGGAGCGGGATTCGAACCCGCGACCTGTTGGGTATGAACCAACTGAGCTACCGCTGCTCTATCCTGCGACAAAGAAGCTGGAGCGTCCGAGGGCGGCAGGGACGCTCCAGCATCACCCGCAGAGGAACCAGCAGGCGAATCAGTTTTACTTTCCGGGCACTGCGAAAGATGACTTTGAAGCCACCGCATTGCTCGCTCGTACACACTGGTTGAAAGGTCGCGTTTTCCGGCTTGAAGATCATCAATATGACCACCCCTACCAAAAATCGCCTTGGAAATTGATGCGCGAGAAACCCCCGCAGCATCGCAGTAGCGATCAGCTTTAGAAACGAGATGCCCAATGAGCGCACTTTTCACAGAAGTCACTACGAGTTTCCCTCAATCAGTTAACAAGCCGGAAGATAGGGGACATATTTCCCCATTGTCAACGGATTTTTGTCCCCCTTCCGGACAAACGTCTGGGGACGATAATCCCCACATGGAAAATTTCGTTCATCAGCGCATCCGTAACCGCCTCAAAGAGCTTAATCTTACCGAGGAACAAGCCAGCCGAAACGCCGGGCTCGATAAGACATATCTTAGAAAGCTGTTCGAGCGTCCGTCATCATCACCGAGAGGAAACACTCTGGAGAGACTCGCCCAAGCGCTCCAGGTTGATGTCACTTACTTGGTTCACTCCCCCTCCGATCAGCATCAATCAGATTTCATGCTTGAGCATCCAGACGGGACCAAGTCACAAGTTGAAGTAAAAAACGCGCCCATTAACCCACCAGCAAGGCAATCAATGCCTAATGACGTACCGGTACTTGGTACCGCTGCGGGTTCTATGGAAGGGGCTTTTCAATTGACAGACGGAGTGATCGACTACGTTAGACGGCCACCGGCACTCATGAACGCCCGTGACGTTTATTCAATTTTCGTCGAAGGATCATCCATGTACCCAGAACACAAGCATGGAGATCTGCGTTTTGTTAGCCCCCATAAACCGGCCCGCGTCGGAGACAGCATCGTAATTCAAATCAAAAACGATGGACGCTTGACCTACGACGCCATGATCGGCCACCTGCTAAAACGTACCAGCACTCAAATACAAATAGGCAAACTCAACCCAGAAATGACGCTGACCTATTCATTGAATGATATTGTGAGCATCCACAAAGTCCTCGATATGAATGAGCTTTTTGGCGTCTAGGGGACAGTTTTCCTTTTTACCGTTGACAGGGGACATTTGTCCCCACTATACATTAACTCAGCCGGGGAGACGCGCAGGCTGAGTGATTAGATATTTTGCGATCTCTCCATGCTCTAACCAGGGAGATCATCGCCATGATACAATTCCAGACAGCACCAGTTTTCAAGCCAACCCCCGCTTGCGGCCAGAACGTCCTCGGCGAGCTTGCCGACGCTCTGCTTGAACTGGCATTTGCCGGTCAGACAGCCAACCAGGAAACACTGGAGTTACTCGGCTTTAGCCCGGACGATGTTGAAAAGTATGGCGCCCGCGCCACCGCCCTCGCCCGCCGTCGCTCAATCCGCAGGATCGAACGCTACATCTAAGTAGCGCCGATCCTTCCAGATCGCGGAGGGTGGCATGGCAGCGCATTTCAGTATCAGCCCGCACATGACGGCAGCGGATTTCGATTGCCCCATTCGGAATACATATCTCGGACAGGCCCATATCGCCGGAACGGGACCGGAGGGGACAACCTGCCGCCAGTGCAAGCACTGGGGAAAGACGAAATCGGTCAAGGACGAACACGGCAATTATGTCGAAAAGTTTGCCCCCCCCCAAGCGGAATGGCAAAAAGCACAAGCTGTTTCCGGGCGAGCCGAAAGACGCCTACTGCCTCAAGCCCATCCTCAACAAAGCAAAGCGAGCCATCCCGCATCGCGCGTTGTCGTGCCGATTTTTCGAGCCGAGCGAGAACCCGATGCCCATACTCACCGGTAAGGATGCGTAACCATGCAGGATAATCACGAGTTTAAAACCGAGACAGGCGGCTTTCACTTGCCGACGGCATACCAGACCGAAAACACCGACCTGAATTACATGATCGTTCTGTCCACTCTGATTGCGTGCGTCGCCTGCGCAGCCATTCTGGCATCGCGAATTTTCGGCTGATCGACCGAATTTTATGGCCCGTTGGTCAGATCAGGGAGAACGGCAGGCCATAGCGGACGAAACCCACGATGCCGTTCTCGATACGATCTTCAACCAGTGGCGCGAGATCCGCACATCTGGCGCGCCTGTCGAGGACGCTTTGGACGGCTTGACCGAAGGCCTACTGGCAGCGGTCGCATCGCTCATCACCACAGTAACCGTGCCGGAGAGGCGCGAGGCAATGCCGCGATTGGCGGCAAACCGATTGATTCATCAGTTCAAAATCGCCCGCGAGAGGGAAAGCCATGACTGAAACAGCTTCCGCATTGGTCAAACCAGACAAACTGGGAAACCCGGAATTTTTGCTGACCACTAATGTTGCATCTCTGCGATCTGCACTTCAGCTAACCGTGTTTCCGCGCCCGCATATTCCCGTCCTGAGCATGATCAGGTTTCAGGACGGCGAGATTACGGCAACCGATCTGGATGTTTGCATAAAAGCAAAGGTTCCAGCCATGGAAGCCTATGGGGCAGCACTCGCGCCGCATAGGGAATTGCAGGCGATAGCCAACAGCCTGAGAGCCGACACCCAAATTACATTGCGCTCGCGTAAAGGCGGCGTTGCCTTGTCGTTTGATGGCGGATCTTATTTTCTTCCATCCATGGATGTCAGCGAGTTCCCGGAATTCAGTTTCAAAGCTGAACGCTCCTACGCAGATATTCCGAAGAAGTTCACACAGGCACTTCGGTTCGCACTTCCAGCGGTCAGCACGGAGGAAACCCGATATTATCTTAACGGGGTTTGCCTGTCCGAGGATACCCATGGCGTGCCAGTCGCGGTCGGCACTAATGGCCACATTCTGGCAGCGCATCCACATGGCGTTTTCGGCAAGGAACTGGTAGGGCGCATCATTCCAAGTGCCACCGCCAAACGCGTAGCCAATCTGCCGTCACCTGACCGGATCGAGCTATCGAACAACGAAAGGATCGCTTTCCATTATTCCGGCATATCGATTCTTTCGCGCCTGATCGACGGCACTTTTCCAGACTGGAAACGACTTCCTCATGCGCTAACTGACAAGCACGCGCCAGTATCAGTCGACAGCAAAACGTTCGTTGCTTCCGTTCGTCGGATGAAAGGTGCCCTCAGCCTGGTTGGCAACCACACGTTTATTCATCTCATCACAACAGATGGAATGCTGCACCTGGCAGGCACAAACCACGAGCATTACGAGGCCGTGGAGCGCGTGCCCGTTCTGGAGGGCTCCGCAGTCCTCGACTTCAAGCCAAGCTATGCGACCGACTATTTGATCAAGGTCGGCCAGCTCGTGCAGGGCGACAAGCTGACACTGCACATTCCAAGCGATGTCGATACCGCAATCGTGACAGGTGAAGCCGACGGCTTCTATCTGCTGATGCCGTCCAGAGTTGATGCGAAATTTGCGGAAAAGGTCAGGCAGCAACTGGTCGCAGGCAATCTATCTGGAGAAGCCGCATGACCCGCGCTCCGATCAGCATCAACATCCACGATAGTCATTTTGGTATCTGGCAGGATAACGCCCAGGACTCGACATTTAATGAGGAAGTTTTTCAGCCGATCCTGAAAAGCTTTCAGAAACGGGGATGGCGAGTAACGGCGGACCCGCAAGTCTACAAGCACCATCGTTGCATTTCAAAAAGTCATCGCATTGCCGCGAAAGGTGAGCTGCGCGCTGAAATCAAGATCTGCGGACGCTGCATTGAACTCGAATTTTGGTCTGAAGCGGCGACACCCGGCACGAACAGCAACGGCCCGCGTTACGAGTTCGATAAGTTGACGCGCATGCCGTATCTCGACCGTCAGCGCACGCGACTGGAATTTCGTCGCCTGCTAGCTTGGCTTGAAAAGCTGGCCCCAGTTTCGATTTCCTACCGAGACAAGACTGGTCTTTCCCCCATGGAGAGAATCCAGAAGGACTACGCGGAAAGCTGGCATACAGTCAAAGAACTCGGACGCCCTACGTGGAGCGGCGACTACAACCGCAAGTCCGCCGACGGTCACTTGCTCGACCACGGCCAGACTGTCTGGTTTCGAGGTGATTGCGGACGCTACTTGCGCGGAACAGCGTATTACAACATCAACAGTATGTGGTGGGTGATCGCGGGCGGATCTCTGCGCAACAAATCCTCTGTCGATCTCTATGCCAGCCAACCTGCTGACCTGCGCTCTAAAGTTCAGCGCCGCACCCGACGCGACCGCTTGGAAGCTGAATTGCGAAAGGCCATCGCCAATCGCAACTATCGGCGGGCGGAGACGCTTGACCGCATCCTGTTCGATGGGCAGCCCATCTATCTGATCTGGTCGCGGAAGAACAACCTCTATTACCGCACGAATTACAGTGGCTACTCCAGCTCCAAATCGGGCGCTGGAAAGTACACCCGTGCCGAAGCAGAGGCCGAAGTGCGCCGCGTACCACACATTTTGGAAGCATACGGCGACAACGGCGAAATTATCAAATTTGGAGAAGTCGCATGACTATCGAACCCAGATTGGACGGTCTGCCCGTCGATTGCCAGTTTCTCACAGTTCGTGTTCCAGATGGCCATGATCAGACACAGCCGATTCCGCTGCGCATTCGTGTTGACTATGACAATCCGAATTGCTTCGCCACTGCGAATGGCAAGAGGGTGTTTGTTGAGCGCGAATGGGCTGAAAAATCGATGCTCATGGACACCGACGCCTACCGCGATGCAATAAGCCGTCGTGCCGAGGCCTCGCGCCTTGTCAAGGCGACCATCGTCGAAAACTGGAATGGCTGGATAACCTGCA